GCATTCATGTAAGCATTCGCCTGTGTCGTGCTAGTTGCACCAATAGTCGGCGTAGGCAGATTCTGTGTGCAGAGTGCTTTGAAGCCAGAGGGGGCGGTGTAGGCAAAGGCTCTTTGACCGAAGTTGATAGCATAAGAGCCGCCCGTGCTGTATTTGGCAACAGCAGGGAACCAATCAGTAGTTGTTGAGATAGTTGCTGTTTCGTTTGTGCCTGCGCCGGGGTTTCCTGTCGTACCGCCTGACGAGTTATACCAAGTATTGTTTCTGCCAAACCATAGTTTTCCAGTTGCATAATCTACTGCTACTTGCAACACATCGCCATTTTGAACAGCTGTACTTACAGTTACAGAAGTACCATTTAACCGCAGTCGAATGTCAGATGCTTGATTATCTTCTATTGAATATCCTTGACCAGACAAAACTCCAATATCATTGGTTAGGTTTTTGCCGGGAGGAGCAATTCCTACTTGATAGAAAGTTCCTGAGCCTGCGGCAGTTACAACATTCAATTCAAAATATGTTTTACCACTTGGAATAATTGCCGATGTTCCTGTGACTACTTGAACCGCAGTTGTTGATGCTTGCCACTCTAGGTTTCCGTTGGACAGAGTTCCGCTAGTGTTTTTGTTTAACGGGTTCAGCGTAGCGTAATTCCCACGCACCTCACCACCAACACCAGTATCGGTTCCGTAGGATGTGGGCGAATCTACTAAGGAGTCATTGCCAGCACCAGCGGTTACAGAGAAGTTATTAGGTGTCCAGTTGTTACTGTTGCCTGAGTAGTCCTTACCAAGGGTCGCAGCCGTAGTGTTGGAGTTGTCTGAGAAGTTGACGTAAAAGCCATTCGTGCCATACGCACCGGTGTACTGCCGAGGTGTCCACACGCCTGTGTTGGAGTCGTTAAACCCAAAGTAGGACGGGTCTAGGGCTTGACCGTCTATGAAGTTTACTTCGGTTAGGTAGCCGTTGAAATACCACCCACTACTAAATTCATAATATGCACCTAAACCGTGAGGATTGGCGGTATTAATTTGGTACTCGTCATTTTGATTAGGATAAGTAGCGGTTGAAAAGGCAGTTACTTGCGAGCCATTTACATATATTTTTGCTCTATTGGAAGCAGTTGCTTGAGTGGTATCCAAAACAACAACAATGTGATACCACGAAGACACATCACGAAATACTTGTGATGTGATTAAATCCATATTGTTATATCCACCACCGGCATCAGAAAATAACCTAAAAGCATTGTTCGAACCAAATAGAAACCCAGTGTGACTACTCCCAGCAGAATTAGACCTTGCAAACAAACCTTGGTCTGTACCAAGCGCACTCCGCTTTACCCACCCACTCCAAGTCCATGTTTTACGGTTGCCAGCAGACGCAGGAGTCCTGTTCAGATATGCCGAGTCTGCGCTATTGAACCTAAGACTACGACTAATCTGAGTTAGACCCATAGGCCAATTCCCAGCCGCAACCGCCTTTAACTGTTGTTCAGTAGTCCAAACGCCAGTAGCAACGCTCGATGTCGGCGCTGTTGGATTGGCGGTAATTACTCCACCGGGGTAGCCGTGAATGGGCATCTTTAGTCCTCTTTATTGATAAACCCCTATTAGGAGTTTATCTCCTCCCACGAGGCAGTAACCACTAGGTCACTTGCCGAGCCTGCTGTTGCACCGATGGACTGGTTCTCAAGCAGGTAGAACGATGTCGTCTTGTCCGTAATGATCAGCGTGGCATCAGCCGGTACTGAGATGGTAGAAGCGATTGGAAACGCCGTTCCACCAAGAGCCGCTGCGCTGTAGACGTTGATCGTAATATCAGCCGCAGATGTACCATCCACGTTAGCCGCAACAATTGAGTTGATCTTAAAGACCTTCCCGCTTGCCGCAGCGTTGCTGACTAGAGATGTTGCGCTAGTTGTTGTGAGAGACGTACTAGACGAGTTACCGTAAATCGTCGTGACGTTAACTATATTGGGATTACTCACAGTTTACTCCTTAAAAGTGTTTGCAAAATTTCCGTGATACTTATCACGGGCTTCCAGTGCTACTAATTCAGCAAGTTCAAAATCGTCAAAGTAACCGATGTGTTTTTGCTTTTTATTAACACCAACGGAAACCTGCCATTTTTTATTTCGTTTATTCCAATTAACACCCTTGCATCCAGAGGTATTGTTAGAAAAAATCTTCCTGTTGCTCATATTTTGAGCCGACGTTGCTGGTCTTAGGTTTTCAATACGATTGTCTAATGAATTCCCGTTGATGTGGTCTAGTTGCTCTGGAACATATCCGTGATGATACAAATAAATAAGTTTATGCACACACCAGTGTTGACCTTGTATCTTAGTCGTTACATAACGAGTATTACGAGACCCAAGTGCTTTTGCGTTTAAATTACCCACAGGGCGCCCCGCATAAATACCATTACCCATAGACGCACGTTTGCGTACAAGGAACCCATCTTCCCTGTACTCAAACAAGTCTTTTACTTGGTCTTGAGTAATTTGTTGCATTGCATCAGAACCCGAAGATCATCGCCATTGCGATGCTTTTGCCCGTGGAAATACCAGCAGACGGGGTTGTAAAAGAAAGTACACCGCTACCATTAGTTTGCAAAACTTGTCCGGTTGTACCATCTGCACTGGGCAGGGTAAAACTTACGTTTGAAGCAACACTTGATGGTGCTTGCAGAGCAATGTAGTTAGTACCGGTGTCGGTATCCTCATAAAACTCAATACCGCCAGCAACCGCAGAAGTACCTGTAACCTGAACTCGACCTGTACCGTTTGCAGACAGCGTGACATTTCCGTTGTTGTTGGTTGCAGACAGCGTGTTGCCGTCTAATCTTAGGTTATCAACGTTGAGCAGGGTGCTGAAGGTATCAACGATCTGGTAGTCCGTGCCGTTAAACACAACCGTACCAGAGGTGCTGACTGGGAATGTAACTCCGGTCTGACCCGAAGCCTTAACCGTCAGGGTGTAGGTAGCGTCTGCGTTGATAACTCGATACGCCCGGTTGGAACTAGGAGCCGTGATCGTGGAGTTAGCCGCCAATGAAGATACGTAGAGAGTGGCGTACTGAGCACTTCCGGCAACGATGTTGGTTGCGCCAGAATCACCCTCTGTCGTCGAAATAGTCAAAGCACCGGCGGTAAAGTCTGAACTGGTTAACGCAGTCCGTCCGGCGATGGCGATATCTAGGTATTGGGTTAACCCGTTATTTGTAACATCTCCCCAAGTACCAGACTCGGTTCCAGTAACTGGAAGCGGGAGATCCAAAAGGGTGGTGCGGTTGATAGTCATTTTTAGTCCTTTACGCTGCTATATCGACCCAACTTGGGGTCTGTGAATCATTGACGGGTACCCAACCTGAAGTCTGCGAATCATTGACATTTTGCCAGTTAGCGGTCTGGCTGTCATTAACCGAAGTCCAAACCGATATAAAGACAGACATGACCTGAGCATTTCCTTGAACGCCCGTTGGGTAAACATTGGCATCCCCGATAAACGCTGTAACTGAGCCAACCTGACCAACGGCTTGTAGCCCAGTGGTAGGTACATCAGCATTAGCCTGAGTGGTGACTTGCCCAATTTGGCCTGTGCCTTGAACGCCGGTAAGTGTGACCGAAGCGCTTTGGACGACATTTGCTTGACCGATGAAACCAACTGCCTGAACGCCAGTAACAGTAACAACCCCAGTACCTGTGACAGTGACCTGTCCGACAAAGCCTGTGGCCTGAACGCCTGTGACCGGAACGACTGTCTGTGGGACAACCGTAACTGAACCGATTTGACCAGACCCGCTAACCCCTGTGAGGGTGACGTTTGCGGTGCCTGTGGCTTGCGCTTGCCCGATAAAGCCGGTTGCGCTGACCCCGGTAAGGGTGACACTAGCCCCTGCGCTTGCGGTAACGGAGCCAACAGAACCGCTACCTGAGACCCCCGTGACGCTGGTAACTGCACTGCCACTGACTGCGGCTGATCCAATCTGCCCTGTACCTTGGACTCCCGTGATGGAGACAGAAGCACCGCCGGTTGCTTGGGCTTGCCCGATGAATCCCTGTCCTTGAACACCAGACGGGAAGACGTTGGCATTGGCAGCGACGGTAACTTGACCTGTGGCACCTGTGCCTTCAACCCCTGTTGGGAAGACGTTGGCTGTGCCTGATACTGCGGCCTGCCCAATGAACCCGTTGCCTTGAACCCCTGTGACAAGGACTCCGACACCTTCGCCAACTGATACTTGACCAATCTGACCTGCGGCCTGAACTCCGGTGACTGCGACGTTTGCATCGCCAGAGACAAGTACCTGACCAACTGATCCTGTCGAAGATACGCCGGTAACGTTGACGTTGACATCGACTGTTGTTTGGACTGTGACTGAGCCAACAGAGCCGGTGCCTTCAACGCCAGCGGAGCCTGTACCCCAAGCGGTTGTGCCCCAGCCGTCATAGCCCCAGCCACCAAGCGGAACTTCGACGTTGGTTTGGTCAGATCCCCAAGGGGTTTGCCCCCAAGAACCTTTTCCCCAGCCACTAATTGTCGCCACATTTTAGTCCATTTAGGCGATTCTAATGATCGCCCCGGTTGCTGTTGCCGCAGGGAAGATAATGGTAAAAGTCCCCGAAGTCGAAGTCTTAGCACCACCAAAGTCCAGAATCGCTACTGCGGGGTTACCCGTAGCCGTATCGTTATAGATCATGGCGCCGTAAGCGGTAATGGTTGCCGTGGTAAACGAGATGTCAGCAAAGTCGGTAAACGCTGTGGTTCCCGAAGAGACCGGGGTAACTTTGGTCAGCGTGCCGCCGCCAGCCACATAAGAGCCAGAAGCCGCTACTTCGTTAGTTGTGGTGTAAGCCGTGGTCGCAGCAGTAAACGAGGCACTGTTGTTGTACATAGCCAGTTTAAAGGTCTGACCCGAGCCAGTTGAAAAATTGTGGACACCCTTCAGGATCTCAACCTTGAAGGACGTTGGCATGAAATTACCGGTGAAAGCCATTTAACTTCTCCTTAATAAATGGGCGGCTTTTTCTTCCCCGCCCTGAACACAAACTTGAATACAGGTAGCCCTTTCAGACTGCGCTGCCCTCTTTAAATACTCAAAAATTGTCTTTTCAATCTGTTGCCGGAAATACTTAGCCTGTTCACGGATAGCAGGGGGCGCAGAATCAGCCACACCCAAAATCTTGTCGGCGCATACCTCAGCCAAATCCTCTAGCGGCAAGCCACCAAAGTCGCTGGTTTTAATCATTGGGCTATGGATCTGCCCCATCTTTACTTCAAACATTAAGTCCTCAGCGCTTCTGGAGCACGGTACTCAGGCTCCTGTGGTTCTAAAGAATCTTTGATTTCAGAATACTTTTTGGTCACAAACTTATCGTCTTCAATGCCTACCACCAACGGTTCAGCCAGTCTGTGGTACCCATAGAGTTTACTTGCTATTGGCTCATTTGTATCTAGCAGGGAAGACCCTTGAGCAATCCCAACCTTGATGCCACGCTCCATAGCCTTAGCCAGTAGAAACTCACAACAGGCCCGTCCAGCCTCGGCAAAATGGACAACCTTCTTGTAGGAGAAGTCAATCCCGTAAAGATGCATCTCAGCCACTTTTGCTGCAATGCCATATCCAATAGCGTAAGCAACCGTGTTATTGAAGTACCCCGTTCCGCAGGCGTTCATGACCTCATCAAGGGGGAAATCCACTAATCCGGGGCAACGGCTGTCTAACTCGCAGGTATAGATCGGGCCGGGATGGGACTTAAGAACAGACCGCATAATCCCAGTCTGTGTGCCAGCGTCATCAGAATCCAAGAACCGGCTCGCTGGATCCATCATAAACACCCTGTCGTGATAGATAACGCCTGCCATAGCATTGATCGCCCAGACCTCATCAATCGGCTGGGAGTGGGTTTTAGCCAGCACAAACTGATTATGGGACTTACCCATAGCCACGATTGCGATCTTCTTGCCGGACAGATCAGGGATCATTTAACCGGGTACCTCACCTGCCCAGAACGATAGGCGTCCTGACGATCCTTAGCATCACCCAACTGCTTGAGAAGCAGCATGGCTTCGTTGTAGCGCTCCTTATACATATTGACGACATCGGCATCAGACTTCATAAACGACGCCGCTTCTAGCATAGAGCCATACAAGAGCACGGACTCAAAGTTATCCCCAAGCCATGACGTACCAGCCGTCACAATCGAAGGTGGGTAGTAGAAGTAATGCAACTCAACCGTATAGTTTGAGTCTT